AATTTCATACCTACTACCAATAACCTTCACAATTATACTATCTCCTTCTCTTATACTATTAAAGTTGTCACTATCGTAATAATGATCTCGTGCAATAAATATCACCACGGGAGACGGAACTTCTTTTGCATGTGCTCTAATTCCAGCCTTTGTAATATTGGATGCGACACAACTTATAAACATTCCTTCTACTGGTGTGCAAACTTCACAATCAAATACCACCGTAAATGATACATTGTCCCCGCTTTGTTTTCCAGCGGAATAAGATATGATGTTAACTGAACCATTTTTAATGTATCCCTCCACGCTACATCTTCCCTCATACTTTGCTTTAATTACCGAAGCAAATGTTTGCATAATATTTTTACCAATATGTAAGATAGCAAGATCAACCTGTCTAGATAGGATACTTTTTGAAAATAACATGTTGTCTACCCGTGTGTTAGATTTTGTTCGTTTCGATTTAGGTTTTCGTTGCGTTAAACTCGACATACTCTGTAGCTACTACTATATTGTGTATAGTTAATAAATAGATCTAGTTCAATTTATATTCTTTATTTGACAATTAACTTATACTTTCTATAATATTATTTATTTTTTTAATAAATTCGGGTTTAGATATGGATCTTGGCCCGACCGTGTTGTTTACATCATACTGTGTATTGTTTAATAACTCTATCAATATTGCAGTTTTATTGATAATATCTTCCCGTGTAATAGTTATAAAATAGTGAGATTGTTCGCTTTTTGTCTCGGTTTCAGTATCACTCTTTCCAGCAGTGCCTCCTACACGACGAATTGACAGTGTTGGCGAGTTTTCCTTTTTTACAAATTTAAATCCGTTAGGCTCGATAGCAGCTTCTACAATTCGATTTGCATTCTTTTTCTCCCATATTTGAAATACACATGGGCTGTCATGATCTTGTCCATTTACTGTAAAAGATTTCTCTGGTAGATCACACTCAAAAATAAGATGAAATGATAGTGGAAACGCCTTTCTCATGCTATCTTTTTTAAAACTTTTTGGAAGAATAAATGATATTGATTTTGAAAAGCTTGCCGCATGCTTTATAAACTTGATTGCCATGGAAGACTGTCTGCCAAATGGAGGATTTCCAATAGTATGAATTGTTAGATGGGATATGTCTTTTGTCGGATCTATCATTTGTGGACTTACTTGTAAAAAATCTATTTCTGTTACTAGATCACTATCTGGTTTTATGTCAAATAACCGGATATTTTTACATATTTTTAACAATGAGTTATAAAAAACGCCGCTTCCTGCACTCGGTTCGACTATAATGTCTTTTTCTTTTGAAATCGTTATATGTTGTTTTACATAGCTCATGCACATGTCTACGATTTCTTCTTTCGTGTAATACTTGTCTATAGGATCTCTAGAGAGACCTGTTGTTTGAATATGATTAGTATCTGCCATTCAATAAATAAGTAATTAGTCTATTGTCAAATACAGATATATATAGCATATTATTTGTATTTGTAAAAATGTACGTGCATGTTTATTCTCGTTCAAAAGTTAAATAGATTGCAGCATCTCTCTTAATATAGTTTGTCTTTCGTATGTAAAAAACCAATATTTATTTGTTTTATTGATATGTTGATAGTATCTAGTTATAAACTCTACAAAAATACATAGTTCTTTCATTCCGAACTCTTTATTTTTTTCGTCCACCTTTAAAGACCGCAATATTTCTTCGATTTCGTCTTCTTTTTCGCCTGGCGTTTCATACCCTTGCTTTAAAATGTCTCGAAGAAGGGCTAGTTTCTTTGTCTTATTTGCAGCATCGACACACTTATACCCAGTGCTTCTTGTATTGGTGATATCTTTCACTTTATAATCTGCGACATTTACATCTGTTTTTCCATACGACATAAATCCAAATATTTTATGAACGTCTGATTTCGTGATTGTCCCCTTTATTTGCTCATTCACATACAATTGTATATCTTTTTTGTCTTCAGTTTCTGCTAATTTCCAGTCATTTCCTTCATATTTTACATAAAAAACGCCATTATCTTTGTTTGTTTTCACACTCGGATCGTAAAACAAGAATGCAGAAAATGACTTATTTATAGAGTTGGTAGATTTAATCATATATGTTGTGTAATATTTTGCAATCTTTTCAATGATTTGGTCTTCACCGTCATCTTTAATTGTTATACCTTTATTCATGAATACTGCTAAAAATACATCTATTTTGTCTCTCATTGAAAGATTATCAACTAAATGGAAAACAAGTAAATGTTTTAGTATATCATCGGGCGACATATCCTCAAACTCCTGAACAAACTCGGTTGATTTCATCTTTCGTAAGCATGCACCAACATGTTTATAAATATTATCCTTGGGTTTTGGAACAACTGTATTTTGATAATAACTCATAGCCTGTCTGTATTTGTCACGCATCTCTATGATCGTATTTTCGGTTTTTTCATTCTTTTCATTATCAATTGCTATAGTATCCTTTTCATCTTGAACCACATTAGGTGTTTGTTTTTGAAGGCGTTCTTGTTGAATAAGGGTTGGTATCTCCATTTTAATTTTAATAGTTGGCGTTTTATGTTGTAAAGGAGTGCTTCTTTCAAAGAGAGATATTTCAGGATTTATTAATTCAACTGGCTGAAACATATAGTAATCCCCAATGTTTATAAGACGACCATTTCTTCCATACATGTCAATAAGATATTCTGTTTCGTTTTCAATGAGGTTTGTCAATGCACTGTAAATCTGAGTTGATGGATACGATTTGGGGTAATTTATCATACTTATTAGATCTTCTTTCATATAAAAATATTTTTGCTTAAACAACTCTTTTATCTTTCCAGTTATCTTTTGACTGTTTATCATAATAAACTTTTCATCATATGTGCTTTTATTAATATCAATATCTTCAATACTGGTTATATTTTTGGTGTTAACACACTTGTATTGACCATCCTGCATAAAATCAGTCATCATTGTAAAACTTCGATCTCCGATAGCGTAGTTATCAAGAACAGTTCCATCTGCAAGGCTTTGGCGAGTTTGTTGTTTCATGGTGTCTATACTAAAATTAGTCTGAGAATGATTGAGAAAGCAATCAACTGAGATTTCTTTTAACAGCCTTGTTACGTTTCCAACCAATAACGCTTTATATTCGGCACTTCGATATACAGACACGTCCGCCGCTTCTCTCTTGGGGTTATCAAGAGTAGTTGCATACATAAATATTTGCACATTTCTTTCACTGTATGGCAGTAATCGATGACTATTGTTTCTCACCGCTCGACCAATTGTTTGTTCAGGTCGACTTAAGTTGAACCATGGCTCCAATATGTGAACTTGACGTATAAACTTCAAATCAACACCCTCTGATCCCGCCATAGAAATCAATATTACCTTGATATGTTTTCCATCTTTATTATCATCGTCGGTTGCGTGAATGATTTCATTTATATTATTAGGAGACAACCGTTTGTCGCCAGTAATCATAGCATATTTTGCCGCACTAGATGTTTTTCCTTTTTGTAGTGTCTCCATCGTTTTATAGTCAACGGGGGAAACTGGTGGATTTTTGAATAAACTTTTCTTCTTTTCACCATAACGAGTTATTCCCATTGATTCTAGAACGAGTGCCATAGGAATTAATCCTCCGTCTAAATACTGCGAATAGATAAGTATGACACCCTTAGATTTGCGAATACTCTCACATATATGCTCCATTTTTGAGCTGTATTTTCCAATATTTTCACGAGTAAAAAAGTTTGCATGTTCGCTTTTCTGAACCCATGGTTTATATTGAAACATTCCTTTCAACATATTATCTGAACTCCTGTCGTCTACATAATCCATCACAGATTTCAATCCTTTGGTTCCAATAGACTGCTTAATGGGAACCGTTCCTCTTGCTAAAGAATCTTCTATATTTTCTTCTCCAACGTACTCATTATTGATAGGAAATGATATATTTAAACTTTGAATAGGCTCTTGAAGTTTCGTGTAACTAAGCTTATTGTCTTCTTTGCCGAGATCTGCCGCTTCAGAATTATGTGATTTTATAATTCCGTTATAAATCATACTTTGATAACTTCCGACTTTTAATACAAAGAGGTTATCCTTTGTTAGCGTGTCGATTTTGTTTTCCACAAGTGTTCCTCCGATAACATTTTCTTCGGGAACTGGAATATTATTAAATGTATTTTCTGGTGAAAATAGATCAGGATATATTCTATACGGAAACGTATATGGATTTTCTCCTCGAACAAACGAAACATAACCAGTTGCCTTTCGTATTAACACATCTCTGCCTGTTTCAAGTTCTCCCTTTTCTGCCTTTCTAAAATTTCCTTTGGCATCAAATACGTCACTTATTTTTATAATTCCACGACGATCATTCATATTCATAATATTGATAAGCCAAATTATCTCTTTATAATTATCAAACATTGGGGTTCCCGATAAAAAAAGAAGTCTCATGTTTGACGCACTCTTTACTAGAAAAGTAAGCTGATTTGCAATACGTTTATTTTCGTTATCATCTGAATTACGTATATTGTGAACCTCGTCAATACAAATAAATCTATTATCAAACTCAAGTTTCAAATTACGCTTCATTCTTGACATTTGTTCATTGGTGCTCCACTTTTTAAAATCTACATTTGCTGTCTGTTTTTTTTCAATATAATTCGCGAACTCGCGGTATCCCATGAATTCGTACGAACTGTTAATTATTTTGTTAATCTTTGATATCAGTTTTTCTTTTGGTATATTTTTTGTATGCGTTGGATTTACTTCGTTTATTAGCTTATTTCCTATACAATTATTTATGGTCCACTCTCCATTCACACTTTTCATTATGTTAGAATTAAAAAGCTGAAGTTTAAAATTATCCTGAACGGTGGGTGATGCAACAACAATAATTTTACTGTTCGTGTTTGTTTGTTTTATATAATCTCTATGTTCTTCACATATGCCAATTGCAGAACATGTCTTACCTGTTCCAAGCCCATGGAATAATAAAAGACTGTTGTATGGTGTATGTGATGACAGATAATTTTTAACAAAGTTTTGGTGAGGACTAAGTTCAAACTCAAGATTTGATAAAAGATTTGCTCTTTCTTCTACATCGTGTATAGTGCCTTCGTATTGCGTGTCATTAAACTCTTGTTTAGTAGCAATTTTCAGTGAAAAGTTTGGATCATTTAAAGTGGGGTATAAACTGTCGTTTTCAATGCCTTCATTTCCCC